TAATGATTTTTTGTTTTTAATGCACCCATATCGGAAGTGTATAATACTTTTTTCGTTGTCTTTTCATCACGCAAATAAAGCAACAACTGTGCCGCTCCAAGACAATGAGAATTTCTTAACCATTGAAAACTAATATTATCATTTAATTTATATAAAGTATTATATTCATCATATATTTCTATTAATCCCAATGTAGCATACACGTCTGCCTCTTCGTAAAGCGGTTTGTACTCTCTTTTATATTTCTTAGATAAAATTCGCGCTTCTTCTTTGATAATTGCACAAGAATTTAATAACAACGGTTTCATTAGTTCCGCCGTATTCTTTGTTGTAATTATTTTACCCCTAAATCCCTCGCGGACTAAACGAGGGATGGAACCGGTATGGTCAATGTGAGTATGGCATACAAATACATAATCTATTTCTGATGGCTTAAATTGAAATTTTGCAGAATTGATTTTATATGAATCAAGATAATCATTGCTACTTGATTGGTGCAACCCACATTCAAGTAAACATCGACTATTTCCAAATTTGATGAGATATTGTGAACCAGTAACTTCTTCTGCGGCTTTGCCAGTGAAAAATATACCATTAGTTTTTAATTTCTTTTTAGCCATATTTATTATTACCTTTTATATTATAAATATTCATCCGACAATTTTTCTCCCTTATATTCTTTTAACCAAATAAATCCATCTGGATATATTTTTTTAGTTTCAATATCATACAAGTGTATTATTCGCATATGGACATATTTAGCAGCTTCGCTCATACTACTAAAAGACCGAATATAATCTCCATTAGCGTTATATTGGAAAACAGGGATTCTTTTTGCTGTTTTAACAGGATTAACACTATTTCCCATATATTCATCAAACCACTGATAACCAAACATACAATTAACTCTTTTGTTAATACAAGAACTAATTCCAGTCATTCCAAATTCCTTTTCTGCCTCAGAAACTGATTTGTATTTTTGAATATAATTTCCATCTAATGAATATTGATAAACTTCTTTTCTTTTAGATTGTGCTATTCTTTCTCTTGGAGATAAAATGGGTTCTATTTTTTCTCCTTTGTATTCATAAAACCATCTATATCCTAATGCCGATAATCGTTCGCCTTTACAACAAGTTGGAATGTTACACGAATCGTAAGTATTCAAATCTGGTCTTAATTCTCTTACCGCCGAAGCAATACTAATATGTTTTTTAATAAAATTTCCATCCATATCATATTGATAAACTTGAACCATTCTTTTTTTCTGAGTATTATAAGAACCAAAACTTCCAGATGCTCCACCCATAGAACGATTATATCCAAATTCTTTTTTATAAGTTTGATACTTCATTATTAATTCTTGTTCCATACTACAAGCATCTTCTTTGGATAAATTATCCGCAATAATTTCGTGAATAAAATTATCCCAACCATATTTCTTAATGGCATTTCCAAATACTTGGTCATAATATGGATATCCATTGCTTCTCCATCTTTTCTTTACATCAGAAGAAATTCCGATATATTTTTTCCCATTAGTTTTATTTGTGTGCATATAGACACACCATTTTTTATTATCTTTCATATTTTTGATTCCTTTCTTTGAACATAAAAAAAGGACTACCTCATTTCTGAGGTAGCCTTTGTTAAATCTTTGAAAAATTCGCTGTTTACTTCAAATACAAACACAACAGCATTTTTTCTTTTGCTATCTTTTTTCAAATCTATAATTTTATGACCATACTTAACTAATAATTCTCTCGCTAAATATGGATTAAAAATCAATTTGTATTTCTTGTTATCCATACATCAATGATTCCTTATGTGAGTTTTTTGGCTATGTCTACATATTTGTCCTCTAAGTATCTTCTGTGGCGGGGACGATAAAAAACTACGATGTCGCCGTTTTGTTTAACATAACCTCTTGTTGAATTGCGGATAACACCTTTTTCAATTAGCGCTTCCATTTCCTTTTTTGTTATTTCTTTCAATTTTGGTTTAACCACCTTTTGTAAATTTAGCTTTCGCTATGTTTGGAGCTGAAACCGAGAGTCGGACTCGGATTAGTAGGTTACAAATCTACGGTACTACCATTATACTATTTCAGCATATTACCCTTGCGGGTATTAAGCGGCATTTCGATAATATGATGAATGTCGCGGGATATTGTATTTATCACACCATTTACGAACCGCATTGTCTGTTACTCCATATATTTTACCGACACTTACAAAAGAATTTTTTGATAGTAAATCAATTAATTCTTCCTTACTTGGTATATATTGAGTTAATTGTTTGTTATAACAATCAGGACATAATAGTGTTTTGCATTTTCCACTTAATTTTTTACCACACTGCAAACACGCATAATCTCTTTTTACTCTAATAGAAACATCTTTATTTTCTTCTTGCCTTTGCGCAAAAGATTTTTTATTGTTTTTTATTGCAGTTTGCCTAATCGGGTATTGTTTATTGTCATCTTTCCAAGTATTTCCAACATTTATTTGAGAGATTGTATTAAAATGCAGTGAATACTTTTTTGCAATTTCATTTTCAGTTAAAATGTTTTCTTCTAAATCAACAATTATTTTATTAACAGTATCTTGATTTAATTTTTTATAGTATGGCATATCGCCTCCAGCAGTGAGATTGTAACCATTTGGATATTTGGTGTTATATTTAGCAATATAATATATTTCTTTTTCTTTTAATTCTTCTTTTTTACATTCTTCGATAACCTCAAAATTAAAATTGTTAAATCCAAAATAGTTAAGCATATGATGAAAGTAAGAATTTTCTGTTGATTTACCAGTATCTCTTTTGACATCACTCTTATTTTTATGTTGATTATATCTTCTTTTTATATTTGTACTTTGTCCAATATAAGATTCACCTGTTATTTTGTTCGTAAATTTGTATATTCCTATCATAATAAAACTTCCTTTCTGCAAAAAGATATAAAAAAACAAAGTTAGTAATTGTTGTTGCAGCAACAAAAAGAGAGCGACTCTCTGTCCTAACTTTGTATTTTGACAAATGTATTCGATTGTGAACAAAAAACTTTCGATTTCTAAAAACAATAGAAACAAACGATGTTTAATAAAATATCAAATCAGTATAACTCTACCAACTGAGCTACACGAGAATATATGGCGGCTCTATGGGGACTCGAACCCTAAACTCCGCCGTGACAGGGCGGTATTTTAACCAGTTAAACTATAAAGCCATATGGTGGGCAGGAAAGGATTTGAACCTTTGAACCGGCGACGGAACAGTTTTACAGACTGCTTGCTTTGACCAGACTTGCATACCTACCCATATGGTAGCGGATGCCGGAGTTGAACCGTGCGCCACTCGATTGAAAGCCGAGTATCTTGACCGCTTGACTAATCCGCCATTTGATTGAACTATTATGCAAAATATATAAATCGCGGAAATTACACAATCAATTACATCTACTCATACAACGATTAAATTGTAAAAGCAGATAGTTAGTCTTTTTATAATTTTATAATGTAGAAGGATGATTGTGTTTAGCCGCGTTGTTTTAAGATGCGCCGACGCAGCTTTTGCCGCGCCAACGCCAATCAAGAAAAGAGAAAGATAAAGAAATGAGAGTATAAAGGGTTTATTTCCCTTCAATAGAAGAAAAATAGAGGTTTTTGTGAATTTGTTACAAATACCTCATAAACCCCCATAAATAGAGGTGTTTTATTGTTAAAATTGCACAAAAATAAAATTCATCTAAA